TCGCTCGTCTGCTCGCCAATCAGCCAAATCTGCCGACTCCCGTCCACGACCATCGCGCGCCACGGGTCAGGGGCAATGGACCGCTGCGCGTACTGGGTCGCGTCCCAGGTCGTCCCGTCATTGAGGTCGCTGATGCGAAACGTCGAGGTGGCGGTGTCAAAGGCCAGGAAGTACCCGTCCAACATGCCGGCCATCACGCAGTCCCCGGTCAGCACCGTCGAGAGGCCGTTGGTCGAGAGGTCCAAAAGATACCCGTTGGTGCCGCTCGCAATGAGCAGCTCGTCGCCCGCATCGCCATTGCTCGCAATACTCGCCGGGTTGGGGTCTTGCAGCATCGTGCCGCGACTCGTCGCCGTCGCCCCGGCGAAAATCTCATACAGCGTGCCGCCCACGACCGCATGGACGCGCCCATTCATCGAAAACAACGCGCGGGTATTCACCGTGCCAACCGTCAGAAACTCGTCTTGCCCCGGCGTCGGAAAGAGCGCCGCGCCCCAGGGGATGGCCGCACTCGCAATTTGCTCGGGATACCAGTTGACCGTCCGCTCCATGTCCGCCAACGGACTTTGTAGCTCGTAGGAGCCAGAAATGAAGCCGGGATACAGCATTAGGTGTCCGAATAAATGTTGTAAATATTGCCCGCGCGCCCGAAGAGCACGCCCGCCGTGCCACAGCCCAGGTCGCGCAGCCGCATATTGGCGCGTTTCACGTCCGCCTTACTTTCAACGGCCGCGAGCTGCAACGCGGGCGAGAGGCCCGCGTCAAATGCCGAGGACAACTCCATCGCCAGGCCGGTACGGAGGAACCGTCGATAGCCAGGGGGGAGCGCAATCGTGTCGGTGATGGCGTCAAATTCTGCGACGGGAGACTGCGTGTAAATGACGCCCTCCAGGGTCGCACTTGTGGGCACGGGGTAGGGATAGAGCGTGCCGAAGCCGCTCGTAAACGTCGGGTCGTAATACCAGTTTTGCGGATAGACCGACGTCAGGGCCTTCTGGGCAATCGCGGCATAGGCATCGACCGTCAGGACGGGACCGAGCTGGTACTCCAGTGTCGGACTGACACTGGTGTCCTGAAACCCGATGTTCTCAATCGCCATCGGCCCGGTCGGCCGCGCCACATTCACTGTCGCGCCGGTCCCAATGGTGTAGGAGGCTGCCGTTGAGAGTGTCCACGTCGTCCGGAGAATCGTAAAGACCGTGAGGTCTTCGGTCGCAAGCCCGTTAATCCAGTCGTTGAGGCGTGAGAGCCCCAACGCAGCATCATCGGCGCTCACCGTCTCTCCCGTTTGAATGACCCGCAGGTCTTGGAGTGAGGCGGTGATGAGTTCCTGCACCGTCACCGCTACACCTGATACAGCGCCAACATCAGCGTGGCCGTGGTGGACGTGCTATTGACGCGAATCGTCGTGAGCGGCAACGTCTGCCCGGCCGTGACTGTAAAGCTCCCCGTGGACCCATCAGGAAACACCGCAACCACCACCCCAGCCCCCCCGCAGTACACCGCCTCGGCCGTGATGGCCTTCGTGTCGGGATTCGCGGAGTAAGTGCTGCCGTCGAAATTGACGGTGTCCGACTTGGTAATCGCGACCGCGCGGTTATACGTCTTGTTCACTTGTGGCACCACTCACCGCCTTCTTCGTCGTCCGTCTGTGTTTCCGTCGTATCGGCACATCCGCGACGTGCTCGTGCGTGGCATCATCGGCAACCTTGGCTTCCGCCTGCGCTTTCGCGCTCATGCGCTGGTCAGAAAAATGTCGCGCCGCCGCCGTGTCGGCGATGGTGCGCTGATCGGTGTCATACCGGGTGAGCGCCGCATCAGGCGTCTCCTCCCAGCCCGCGCGCAACGCCTTCTCTAATTCCTCAGGGCTCCGCACGGTGAGCTGACATTTCCTCGCAAATGTCTCGGCTTTTGCCTCACCCATCGCCGTACGCGGGTCGCCACACATCACTTTGCCATTCTCATTCGGAAAGGCTTTGTAGACCATCGCCGGAAACGCGACATACCCATCCGCGTTAAACCCGCCCTCGCGCTTGGGTAAATTCCACCGATCCATCTCGCGCGAAAATGCCGAATCGGGGTTGTGGACAACGGGCATACACCTCTCCCTGAAAATGGGGACGAGGCCGGATGCCCCGTCCCCCCGACATGACCGAAATTACGCAATCGCGACGTCAATCGCGGTGAGCGTGCCACTCATCGGACTCGGCAACGGCACCCAAATGGAATTGGCCGCTGTCAAGAGCATGCAGCACTGCCCACTCCCATCGAAAGTACCGACGTCGTAGCCCGATCCGGCATCGCCCAGGCCAGCGGTATACGTCACCGTATGGGCCGCTTTCCCGTTCGCCACAATGGCGAGGATGATGCCATCCTGCGACGAGTCGGGATCGGCCAGCGTCATCGCCAGGGCACTCGTCCCGTTGATGATCGCGGTCGTCCACTGCGCCGCGCCAAACGCGATCGCCCCTGCCGCCGAATAACTGGTGGTGGTGAAGGGGATCGTCCCTGGTTTCAGGTTGGCCGTCCCTGGCGCGGCGACCGTGAAATCGGCTGCCGCCCCATGCGTGACATTGGCCGACGCGACATGTGCCGCCGTGACCGTGCCATTCTGCCCGCGCAAGACGTTCACCGTCGTGCCGCTGACATAATCCTGCGTGACCTGCAGGAACTCGCCATCAATGAGTACGATGCGCCCCGCCGCCACCGAAGTGGCCGACGCAACGACAATCGAGCTATCGGTGACCGTCACAGCAGAGCTGAGTGTCGTAGTGGCTAATGCCATGACTTAACCCCAAACCCGCGCCGCGAGGCGCGCTTGAATGGTCGTGGCTCCGATCAGAATGTCCAACCGCGACGGATTCTGATCCGTGCCGATCTGGTACTGCTCGACCATGCGTATCGAAAATCCGAGCGACTTGGAGCGCACCGTCGTGCTTTCCGCGCCAGCACCCGGTTTCATCAAGTCCGCCATCACAAACGCGAAGGCGTCCGGATGGTAGACAAATGACTGCGGACTTGCGGTGGTCGCCAGGGTGCCACCCGCTGCCGCTGTGGTCCCGAGCACCGTGATGACCGCGTTGTTGTCCGGCGAGGCAGACACCGTCTGCAGCGCGCCTGACGTGATGATCGATGGGCTAATCGGCAATGTCGCCATCGCCCCTGACGAATCCGACGTCGTCGCCGTCACCACGAACTGCTGGAGACGACCCGAGGACGAGTAGGACAGCGGGTTGACCGAGTTGACGCCAGCGATGGTAAAAACATCGCCTTTGTTCAGGGTCGCCGCGCCTGACGCCCAGCCATCCGTCGCAATCGTGCTGCCCGTCTGGTCTGCGCCATTGACGAGCGGGGTCGAGGCGGTATACGTGCCGGTCGTATGCGTTGGTCGCACCGGGTCTTGATACCATCCGTCCACACCCAACTGCTTCCGGCCGAATTGCCCTTCGGTGTAGTTCTCGGCAATCACGGCACTCGGATTAAAGAGTGACGTGGTCGTGTCGGCCAGCGTGCTCATCGCCAGCGGGTCCAACATCGCCACACGTCCGAGGAGCGGCGTCGAAAGGTCCGTGAGCTTCACGCCCGCTTGCAGGTACGTGAGTGTCGCGGTCGGCGTCGTTCCCGGCGTGCCCACCGAGCTGTAAATATCCGTATAGACGTTGTCAAACGCGAGCACTTCGGCCGCGTTCGCCAACGCCTCCGCGCCCGGATTGACATAGCGGGTGCGGATGTTGTCGAGTTCCGTCGTCGCCTGCGCCGACGAATAGCCAAACGCCACGTTTTTCTGATTCGTGAGCGTAATGGGCACCGTCTGGTCGTAGAGATTCTGGAGCTGGAGCGCCTGGCCGTCCGTGACGGTGAACCGCTGCGGCAGACGGGCGTTGACCGTGTTGCCCACCTTGGCACCGGCCTGAACATACTGATCGTCATAGGTCCGATTGACGTGCGCGAGGAAGACCAGCTTATTAATGAAGGCCCTCGCCACCTCTTTCGTCGTCCACGACGGCGTTGCGAGTGTATTCGCCATGAGGCTTATCCTCTACAGAAGCCCGCGCTTCCGATCGGCGGCATTCATGCGCTTGAAATGTTCTTCAAACGACAAATCGTCGCTGATTTCGTTCGCATCGGGCGTATGAGGCGAAGTACCGAGCGGCTTGATCGGCGGTTTCGCGTGACTCACACCTCGCGCGGGGCCGCTAACAGACGGGGCCGCAGTGAGGCGCTCTTCCAATTTGCCCATTTCCCGGTAGACTTCTGCCGGGTGCAGCGTGGACAGACGCTGAGATTCCGAAGGATTCGCGGAAAGATGCTGGAGGAGTTGCACGCCTACCGGCGACTCCATCGCGAGATATTGCATCGGGAGTGACATGGGGACATCCGGGTCCAGTGTCGCGTCGAGGTCAGGATTCTCCGCCCGGGCTTTCGCGAGACGCTCCTGCCACTGCGCCGTATGGGCCGCATGGGCCTCACGCTGTTCCTGCTCCTGGTAGTACGCCTGTCGTCGCGTTTCATATTCGTGCTGGCGGGCGTCCGTGACAAACGTCGCCAACGCGGCCGTGTAGTCGTCGTAATTCTCAAACTGCTCAGCTTTCGGGGCACTCGGCATCGACTTGTACCGCGCCCAATCAGGCTGCG